ATAATATGGAATATCAATATATTAATGATGTTGGTAAACAATGGATTAGAAAATATGGACTTGCATTATCAAAAGAATTACTTGGAATGGTTAGAAGTAAATATGGTTCTATACCAGTTCCAAATGCAGAAACAACTCTTGATGGAGATACATTGAGAGGTGAGGCAGCATCTGAAAAAGAGTTTCTTGTTACACAATTAAGAGAAAATCTTGAAGCGTCAAGTAGAAAGATGATGTTAGAGGCTGACAGTGAGGAGTCAACACGACTTCAAGAAAAATTACAAAAAGTTCCATTACCAATTTATATAGGATAACATTATGCCAGGAAGATTTTTACCTCAAAGAGACCTTGATGTTTTCACACGGGTAAATAAAGAACTTATTGGTGACCTTCGGACAGGTAAAGACGGAATAATCAACCAACAAGTAGTTCTTTATAAAGTATCAGTACAAGACACTCAAACAAATATGTATGGTGAAGCCGCAGGTGGCAAAAGATGGAAAAATGGTGTTAAGTTTGCCTGTTTGGTTGATGCAGAGGATTTTGATTGGAATACAGATGAATTTGGACCAGATGATCAACAAAATGCATCATTTCATATTTTACGACAGTCTCTTATTGATTTATCGTTAGTACCAGAAATTGGTGATGTATTTGAATGGAATTGGGCATATTTTGAAATTAATTCTATTAATGAAAATCAACTTATAGGTGGACAACAAGATAATAATTGGACTGTTAGTTGTGGAACTTATAGAGTTAGATTTTCCAATCTTAATATTGAAAGGATACGGAGTATATAATGGCGATAGATTTAGGATCTGGTAGAAAAAAACCAATACCAAGAAATCAAAGAGCATCAGTAAATAGGTCACTACAATATAAACGAGATGATACTGTTCAAGATGTATCTATAAGTTTAATGGATATAGATAGTACTATCATGTACTATTTTGAAAATGTTATTAAACCAACAGTTATTGAAAATGGTGAAACTGTAAAAGTACCAATTATGTATTCTTCACCTGAAAGATGGTTTGCTATACAAAAAAGTGGTTTTATGAGAGATTCTAAAAGACAGATTATATTACCTGTTATAGCATTTAGACGAACTGGAATGGAAAAGGACACGGCCATACCAGTTGATAAGATGAATCCCGAAGATCCAAAACTCCATTATACATTTGAAAAAAAGTATTCTCAAAAAAATAGATATGATAATTTTTCAATACAACAAGGTCTTTTACCACAAAGAGAATATTATAATGTAGCTATTCCAGATTACATGATTTTGAGTTATGATTTTATAGTTTGGACTTCATATATTGAACAAATGAATAAATTAGTAGAAAGAATTAATTGGTCTGCAGGGGCATATTGGGGTGAACCCAATAAAATGAGATTCAGAACTAATATAGATAGTTATACTGATACTACTGAAGTATCAGATAGAGATAGAATTGTAAAAACAGAATTTAGTGTTACTTTGAATGGTTATTTGATACCAGAAGCGTTTAATGAACTTGCTGGTCCTCATACTGCAGGAACATTTTTAACTCCCAAACAAGTTTTGATTGGAACAGAAACAGATGTACCCGTCGCAACATTAATGGAACAATTGGGTGGTGTAGAACCGTTATCATCCGTATCACCATTAGGAGGGGGTGGAGGAACTACAAGTGTTACATTAGGACATACATTTTCAATAACCGCGGGAACAGGAATAACACTCACGAATGATGGAATAGCATTTGATGGTTCAGAATCAGTAACACATGAAATTTCTATTCCACAGGTGGTGAATACTGATTCAAATGTTCAATTTAATCAAGTAACTTCATCTCTTTTAGTTGGTAGTTCCAACCCACTTACTATTAATAATGATGGTATTACGGGAAATGTAGTTATTATTGGTTCTCTCACTACAACTTCTGATTTATCAGTTACGGGCAATGCTTCTATTAGTGGAACTTTAACCGCACAAGAATTTCATACTGAATATGTATCTGCATCAATGTTGAGTATAAGTGGTTCTACAAGATTTGGAGATACTATAGATGACACTCACTATTTTACAGGAAGTATGTATTTAAGTGGTTCTTATATATTAGGTGGACATAGTGTAAATGAAATATCAAATGATACTTCATTAACAGATAATAGTTCTACAGCATTAGTTACAGAATACGCAGCAAGACAATATATTAGTGGTTTAGGTTCTGCAGGAGAACAGGCATATTTAAGAAAACAATTTGTTAAACTATCAACTACATTGGTAAGTAATAGTACGGCAAGTTTTAATGCGGTTACCGCATCCGCACCAGCAGGTTTAACATCAACAACAGAACACGATTTTCTATTTTTTATCAATGGTCAATATATGGAACATGACGCACTTGAAATACAACAGGCAGCATCAACTTTTTATCTCAAAGTAGATACGGATAGTATTGGTTATGTATTAGAGAGTGATGATGAGATATTGGCCTGGGGTAAATTTAATTCTTAGGGTTTTTAAATGGCAACTCAATTAAAAAATTCACTAACAATAATTGGTGGGACAGGAGTTACTGCTTCTAATAGTGGGGTGGCATGGAAAGGGGCATCACCTTTAACTCAACAAATTTCCATTGGAAATGATATTAGTACAACGGGAAATGTTCAGTTTAATGCAGTGACTGCAAGTTCTTATAAATTTGGGAATGATCATTCTATTCAAAGTAATGGTCAAGTTTTGGGGAGCGTAACATATACGGGAACAACTTCGGTTTCATCTACATTGACTATATCTGGTAATTCTACTATGTCTGGAAATATAACGGCAGAAAAAATAATAACAGAATTGACTTCTTCTTCCACTATACATGATTCGGGCTCAACTCAGTTTGGTGATAGTATAGATGATACTCATTATATTACTGGTAGTTTATATGAAACTGGTTCTTTTGTATTAAATGGAGACAGTAGTAATGAAATATCTAATGATGTTCTTTTAGGAGATAATAGTCAGACTGCAATTATAACAGAGGGGGCAGTTAAAACATATGCGGATACAAATATTGGAACTACTATTGTTGAACCATATTTGAGAAAGAATTTTAATAAATCTGCATTATCTATTTCCAATAATACATCCAGTTTTTCTGCATTTACAGCATCAGCACCAGATGGAATAACAGCAACAAATGAAAATGATTTTTTATTTTTTAACAATGGACAAATAATGGAACATGATGCATTACAAGTTCAACAGAGTGGTAGTAATTTTTTGTTAATAGTAGATCCAAGTAGTATAGGATATAATTTAGATAGTCTTGATGAAATAAAAGCGTGGGGGAGATTTGAAGCTCCAGGATATCTCAATTTTGATGGTAGTAATGATGAAGTTACAACTAATTATTCAGGTAGTGCACTACCTGGAAATAAAACTTATTCGTGGTGGATGAAATCAAGTCAAACTAGTAGGAATTATGCTGTATTTGGTTATGGCCATAACAAAACTGCTTTCGTTCCAAATTTTAGTGGTGGTAAGCCTTTAATGTGGAATGGAGCTTCTTGGTTTGTATATTGGGATGCTACTGAAGATGATAATGATGGTGAATGGCATCATTGGATGTTATATAATGATGTACTCGCAATAACAGGCTCTAAAGTATATGTAGATGGAACATTATTAGATGTAAGTAGTTATCATTCAACTGGAACTTTATTAACTCACAACCAACCACTAACTATTGGTTCTTATCAAAATAATTCAACTAATGAAGGTCGTCATTTTTCAGGTTCTATAAAGGAGTTTTCAGTATTCCCAGGAGATAAAACAAGTAACGCTTCTACTTACTATAATAATGGAACACCTTATGATGTAACTAATGAAACTGATTTACAAGGGTATTGGAAGATGACTGAAAATCACAGCACTATTGCTTATGATTCAAGTGGTGAGGGAAATCATGGCACCATTGATGGGGCTACTTGGACCACATAATGATTAAACTTAAAGATTTATTATACGAAGGACATAATGATACTGATGATACTGGTGGAGTTTTATATTATTGGAATGATAAAGTATTATTGTGTTTAGGGCATCATTCGGGGAAATGGAATGTTCCTAAAGGACATATACAAATTGGAGAAGAACCATTAGACGGTTCAGTTAGAGAATTTACAGAAGAAACACAAATAGTGTTAAATGGTATTCCAGAATTAGATAGTACTTATAAGAAAGATAATGGTGGAGAGTTCTATTTATATGTATTAAAGGGAACAACAAAATTTATTCCAAGAATAAACCACGAACATATAGATTGGGGATATTTTGATGTAGGTGATTTACCAAGTCCAATAAATGATTGGGTTAAGGAGACCATTGAGAATGATTAAATTAAAAGATTTATTAACAGAATGGACTGATACTACATTTAGAGATTTACCAAAAAGATGGTCTAAGCCTTATAATGATAGCGATGGACTTACTGAATTTGAAAGATTGGGTGGTAAAGATAATATATCTGTAGATGAGGCCATGAGTGATGAGAAAAAGGCCTTTTTAATGTTAAGAATTTATGGAGACAGTTGGAAAATTAATCTCGGAAAAGTTTTTTCGGGAATCAATAGAGGTAAACCTATTTTAATTAAAAAAGGATTAAAAGAAATAAAAATTCTCAATAAAAAAATTGAGGAAATGATAGAGGAACTAATTTAATTTTTTACTTCCACTTTTCTTTTACTATTTCTTGATATTTATTGATATGAGAAAACGTCATTGGAAAGATAGAAAAAATAGAAAGTGTCCTGATTGTAGTCGTATAATATATTACACACGAAAAGACACTTTTGATCGTGCAGTAGGGAATAATGCTGTGTGTAAATCCTGTGCGCAAACAGATAGAAAACTTACTATGGATACCATTGAGAAAATGAAGAAACCAAAGAGTAAAGTACATAAGAAAAACATTTCACAAGGAATGACTTTGTACTGGCAAGAGAGAAAAGAACAAGAATTAGTAAAATATAGGGAAATTGAATGGCTCAGCTTAGATTAAAACAATTAGATAGTGTCCTAACGGGTTCATTAAAAGTTTCTGGTAGTGCCCAAATTACTGGTTCTTTATCACTACAAGGAAGTATATTTGGGCCAGTAGATGATCATTTTGATATAAAATCCGATAAAAATATCAGATTATATTTAGATAAAGATAATGACACAGCATCCAGTAAATTTACAGTACTTGATGGTGGCGGAACTGTTAGACTTCAGGTTCAAGAAGATGGAAAAACTTCAATAGGTGGGGATGTCGATGCAACCAGTAATTTTGTTAAAATTTTAACTGGTAATATAACAGCATCGGGAGATATAAGTGCAAGTGGTTTAGATATAGCAGGAAACGCCGAATTTGGTGAATACATCTATCACAAAGGAGATGCGGATACTTACATCCAATTTGATACTGATGAGATAAACTTTGTGGTTGGTGCGGCAAATATGATATACTTGAACGAAGGTGGTGCAGGTGATCAAGCGGACAAAGTTGCAATTAATAATGACCTCGCTGATGTCGATTTTCAGGTTAAAGGTGACAATGAAGCTAACCTTATCAGAACAGTTGCTACAACTGATAGGGTGGGTATTGGCACAAGTACTCCTTCACAAACTCTAACGGTTGCAGGAAACATAAGTTCAAGTGGATATGTGTATGGTGATGGTAGTCAATTAACTGGAATTACAAGTGGTATATTTCAAAGTACTGGTTCTGTACAATCAGCCACTGCAAATTTACAATTAAGTGGTTCTCTTTTAGTATCAGGTTCAACATTGACTGTAAGAACTGGAACTGATTCAGGAGCCATTACAGCGTCAACCGCCATATTTACAAATAATATAACTAATGGTTATCCCACTTCTAATGCATGGAAAGAAAGTTTAGAAGGTAGTTATTTTAACAATTTTGATAATACTACTCATGTGAGTGAAATTTTAAGATTTATGGCTGGAATAATTAGTCATTCAATAGATACAGCATCTCCAACTGCAAACACAAAGACATTTGCAAGTGTAGATACAAATAATAATAGTTTAGGTACAACTGATACAATATATGGATATTTACCAACAAGTTATACAGGTTTAAGTAATACCACATTAAATTATTTAGTTCATAAGGATTGGACAGGTGTTGGGGAAAAAATCTTTGATAGTATCGATGTATATCACGATGATGGTCCAACTTATTACATAGATTTTGATTCTAATAGTGGTGGTTCAACGACTGTTCAATCATCAGCGGATAGTGAATTATTTGGGTTGGGTGGATTAACAGGTGGTGGAGCAACACGATTTGATGTCAGAGCAATAGCAACACAATCATTTAGTGATACAGGAAGTGTAGCAGCACCGACAGCAGCATCTAACACATATACTACACAATCTTATATAGATTATACAATGACTGATTTTGGAACAACGAGTGGTGTGGAATTGGCAAAAATTGCATCTGCTAATCCCGCAGTAATTCCCGCGGCATTTCAAGATGGTAAATTTGAAAATGTTGGTGGAACGGCTATGAGTGGTTCTTTATCAAGAAAGTATGGAGCATCAGCAACAGATTTTACAAGTGTATCTGCAAGTGGATGGTATAGATTTCATGATTTAAAGGTTGGGATAGCAACTGGATCAGGAGCTTATACATTTGTAAATGGAACTACTAAAAATAATTTTTGGGCACCAGTAGATACTATTGATACTGCAATAGGAACTAATACATTAGCAGATGTTGGTACAACAACAAAAGTTTTAACTTGTGTATCGAGAAGTTTGAGTGGAGTACCTTATGTAACTGGTTCTACTTATGAAGTATCAACAAAAATTACAGGATTGTTTAATCCAATGTATAAAGATTCATCCACATTAGTAGATATGGTTGGTGGTAGTGTTGGTTTCGGTACTGTTAGTGTTACCGATGATACGGTTTCTACAGCCGGTGGAACAATACAAACTGCAAATGTAGTTTACGATAGTGCAGGAAGTAGCGCAAGAAGTACAAGTACAGTTCCATATTATAATGATATAGTATTAATAACTGGTTCAGCAGATTGGGATGCCGGTAATGATGATAGTATAAGTCAAACTGGAACGGGAGATACTTCCTTTACGGTAGCTACAAAGGCAAGAAATAGAAATGGTTCACAATCTACATTAAATACTCAAACTATAAAATATCATTTAGCAGGTAATTTTGGACAACCAGCAGCAAGTGGAAGTTTGGCAGTTTATGGTAGAGAACAAGGATATGATGGTGGAGCATTGGCAGGAACAACTGAATTGTTTACTGGAGAAGATTTTAGAATACAATTATTAGATAATGTTCAGGCATTTAATGGAACTGCTTGGACAACTACATATGCATTAGGACAGTTAGGTAATTATGATTTACAAGTAAAACCAGGATATTTGGTAGATCCAGGTGGAACATATAGATATTGGTTTCCATCAAGTTATGGTAGTGGAACATACAAATATTATATTCGAAGATTTCAAACAGATGGTGGAACAAAAACGAGTATGACGGTAAATCTTAATAATAATACATTAATAGCTTGGAACGCAACTACAAATGGTGTTTCATGTGCAATATTATTCGAAAGTTCTGGGAATGGTAGTGGTAATAATGCTTCTTTAGGTGTTGCAAGAATTTACGATCCAGTAAAAACTACAAGTAACTTGATTGAAGCGGATATGGCAGCAGATAATTTTAAAAATCCATTTTCCACAGCAATTAGTTTGTATGGAAATAGTGGTGGTAATATTTCAAGTGGAACATACACCGTACCAATAAGAAATGCAGATGGAATGTATTTAGATAGTAACGATAATGAACTTTATGTAATAGTTAGATATAAAGGTGATCCAACACCGTTGGATGACATAACATTGACTTTTAGTTAAGGATAGGAAATGGCTTTAATAGATTCAGGTTCAAAATCAAGTAGATTATTAGCGTCGAGAAGATATACTCACGATACACTTACGACTGCCCAAGAGTCATTTACTAATGTCTTAGATTTAAGGTCGGAAGAAGTTTATACTCAAGCGGCAAAAATTCCATCAAGTGGATTACCACACAGTTCAAGTGTAGATATTGGAAAAAATTATACTGTATTGGGTGAGAATATAACAAAGTATTGGTTTAGACAAAAATTAACAAAATCAAATCTTAATAATGAAACTTGGTTTTTCCTAAATCCATCGGGGAGTGATGATGGGGTTGGTGCTCAGTTAATTAACACCAATCAAGTAACAGATTTTGTATCACCAAAATATTCAGATGCTTCATTAGCAACTTCTACAACAGAAGATTCTACACCTGGTTATTTGGCAGTATTATATAAATCAAGTGCAATAAGTCATAGTTTACAAACAGGTTCATTAAGTAGTGATGATATTGTTTCTACCAATGATTACATACTCGATTATAAAACAGGTATAATTCAATTTATGAATTCTGCAGTAGATCCTACTAATAGTGATTATCTTTATTTAACAGCATATCAGTATGTGGGAACAACATTAAGTACTGGACTTGAACTTAGTGGTAAAATATCTGGTTCATTAACTTCTCATCTTACTATGGGACAAATTTCTTCAAGTGGTGATGTAGTGGCAGATGGTGATGTAATAGCATATAACTCATCTGATATAAGACTTAAAGATAATATACAAGTTATAAAAGGTTCGTTGGATAAGATAGGTGAGATTAGAGGTGTAGAATTTGATTGGAATGAAAAATCTCCTGGTTGGGCACAAGAAAGAGGACATGATGTTGGAGTTATAGCTCAAGAAGTCGAAAAAGTCCTTCCTGAAATCGTAGTAGAAAGAAAAAGTGGTTATTTAGGAGTTGATTATAAACGATTAGTTCCATTATTAATAGAATCTATTAAAGAATTAAAGCAAGAGGTAGAAGATTTAAAGAAAAAAGTGAATTAAGACTATTTACTTAATACTTATATAAAAGGTTAATTAACAAAGGAGAAAGTTATGGCAGATCAAGAGACAAAATTCACAGAAGATGAATTGAAATCTTTACAGGAACTACAAAACTCATATCAACAGAAACAACTACAATTTGGACAATTAGAGGTTCAAAGGTTATTAGTAACACAACAATTGGATTCACTTGATAGTGCAAAGGCAAAGTTGGAAGTTGAATATGGTGAAGTTCAAGAAACTGAACGAAAATTGGTTCAAGACTTGAATAAAAAGTATGGTCCTGGAAATTTAGATCCAGCAACAGGAGTATTCACTCCCGCACCAGTAGCTGAAGAAACTTCAGAAACTACTTAAATAATCTCCCCCAAGTATATCGTTTGAGAAAGTTAAGCGATATTTATAGTAAATATTTATAGTCTAAAAACGACTAATTTAGTTATTTAAATTATAACAATAGGAGAAATAAAATGGCAGAAAGAATCGTATCGCCGGGTGTGTTTACGAGGGAACGAGATTTATCATTTCTTCCTGCAGGAATTGCGTCAATTGGGGCGGCAATAATTGGACCAACACTTAAAGGTCCCGCTTTTGTACCGACTCAAATTAGAAATTTTCCTCAGTTTGAAGAAATGTTTGGAACTACTTCTGATGTAAACGGAGTTTCAAATTATTACACACCGTATGCGGTAGAACAATATTTAAGAAGTGCAGGAACTGTAACAATAATTCGTGTACTTAACACAGCAGGATATTCAGTTGATACTCTTGCAATTAAGGTAGGAACCGCTACCGCGGCCGCCCAAGCAGTAGGTTCATTGACAATAGTTGGAACTTTTGGACGGACTGTAGATGATGAATTACAGATAACAGCCGGTGGTACAGAATATAGGTTTATAGCAGCAGATCCAGCAGGTGGATTACCAGTAGATGATTCACCGATATTCTTCCATGCTACAGGATCAACTACGGCTACTTATTTAGATAATCTTGTTGCAGAAATTAATACCGCTGGTATTGGTGTAACTGCAATAGATGGAACTACAGCATTACATTTATCTGCGTCCACGTCAGGAACGGGTGGGAATAGTATTTCAGTAGATAGTGGTTCAGGAACTACTTTTAGTGATGTACTAACACTTGCAGGTGGAGCAGCAGCAACAGGTGGTAAAACAGTTGCAGTCTTAACACCATCTCGTGGTGGTTCAAATGGAACTGCAGATTTAGAAGGAAGTACAATTAGTGGTAATTGGTCGGCAGCTACATTGACACTTAGTGGTAGTAATTGGGGTGCAAAAAGTTTAACAGCAGATGGTTCACAGAATGTATATAAAATTTCATTTGATACAGGAAGTACCGTACCTGCTGGATATTCATATATTGATGAAGTATTTAGTTCAGAGGCACAAGTTCTGAAGTCTGGGGCAAATACAGTATCATCATATTTGTATAAGAACTTTAAATATGCACAAAGTAGTCAAGGATATTCATCAGGTGATACTCTATCTGTAGTAGATGGAACTTTGAGTTTAGGAATAACATATGCAAATGCACTAACACCAGAAATTCAATCTCAATTGATTAATGGTGGTAGAACTGATTTATTTGTAGTTAAAACTCGCTCTCATGGTAGTGATGTAAATAACAAATATAAGATTGTTATTTTAAATATTAAGAAAGCTGGTTCAATTGCAGGTAGTGATTATGGTTCATTTACAGTTCAATTAAGAGAAACTGGATTAAATGATAATAAATCAGACAATGATCTTTTAAAAGGTAATATCATAGAACAATGGGATAATTTGAATTTTGATTCTACAAGTCCTAATTTCTTTGCAAGACGAATTGGTGATAGGTATGTAACAATAGATTCAGATGGTAAACTTACTCATAATGGTGATTGGCCAAATATGTCTAAACATATTTATGTATCTGATTTTTCAGCAATATCAAATAATGAAGTACCTAAATCATGTGTTCCAATGGGACATAAAGCAATTAGGAATCCATTTGGTAGTGATGATTCAAGTATACCAGCATGGGCATTTAAAACTTCACAGTCAAATGCAGGAAATGAATATGATGATGAAGTACCTTATGGACATGATTATTCAAATGGAGATGCAAATCAGTATTTAGCACCACATAATGGATTTGGAGATGGTTCTCATACTTCTATGAGTATTGAAGATTTTTATGGTACGGATTCTTCAGATCATGGGTATGGTACTGATGCTTATTCAGATGATGAAGAAAAGGTAACATTAACACTTTCTCACATTAAACAGAGAAAGTTCGTTGTTCCATTTCAAGGTGGATTTGATAGTGTGAATCCAGCAGTTCCGAAGTATAAAGCAGAAAATATTACATCTGCAAATACACAAGGACTTGATTGTTCAACATCTACAACTGGTGGTTCAACTGCTTATAAGAAAGCAATTAACGCTATCAGTAACGCAGATGAGTTTGATATTAATATGTTGGTAATGCCTGGTGTTATTCATGGATTACATAATAGTGTAACTAATCACGCGATAAGTAAGATGGAAAAACGTGGTGATGCATTTGTTGTATTGGATTGTACAATTAAGGGTGCTTCCATATCAACTGCAACAAACGCGATTACTGCACTTGATACTAACTATACAGCAACCTATTATCCTTGGGTAAAGATTGTTGATAGGAATACAGCACTTCCAGTTTGGGTCCCGCCTTCAGTTGTGTTACCTGGTGTAATCGCTTATACTGATAAAGTAGCACACGAATGGTTCGCACCAGCAGGTTTGAATCGTGGTGGATTGACAACGGTATTAGAAGCTGAAACAAGATTGACTCATGATGAAAGAGATACTCTTTATGAAAATAGAGTTAATCCAATCGCTTCTTTCCCAGGTCAAGGTGTGGTTGTTTGGGGACAAAAAACACTTCAAGCAAGACCATCAGCACTCGATAGGGTGAATGTTCGTAGACTGTTAATTAAACTGAAGAAGTTTATCGCTTCTGCGAGTAGGTATTTGGTATTTGAACAAAATACTACTGCAACAAGAAACAGATTCCTTAACATTGTGAATCCGTACTTGGAAACAGTACAAGCAAATAGTGGATTATCTGCTTTTAGAGTGGTCATGGATGATAGTAATAATACTCCAGATGTGGTTGATAGAAATCAATTGGTTGGACAAATTTTTATTCAACCAACAAGAACCGCAGAGTTTATCGTACTTGA